AAAATCAAGAATAGGATATTTAGTAAGTGCATTTGCCTTTAAGTTTATAGGCATCATTTTTCTAAACTCTTCTGACAACATTTGTTTAGTCGCTTCTCTATCACTTGCATAGATATTATAAATATCTCTTAATGCACGAATAACATAAGCAACATATCCATTTGCTTTACGGTCAAATCCTGAATCACGAATAATTGAATACACATAATCAGCACACGCACCATTATCAATTTTGCAAAGAGATAAATTCTCTGTGTATGAACCAAGCACGCCAGCTTCTCTATCTCCCTTTTCTGCCTTATACTCAAATCCATATTTGTTTTTCATAGCTTCGAGTATTTCTGTTGGTTTATCATGCATAAGTAACATTGCACCATGTTTCTGTAATGGTGTCATTTTTGCCACATTTTTATTCTGAAAAGCATACATTTTCGCTTCATAAATTCTTCTTTTTATTATATCTTTTGGAGCATTTAAAATAACCATTACATCTAATTCCTTTTTAGGTTTCTTTAACAACTGCGAACCAATCCAACGACCATAACCATCAAACAGATACACTTTTCCCTCTTCCCAATGTGGTACACCTGAAAGTGGTAAGCATTTATTGTCGTCCCAATTCTTTACCAAATAATCAAGGCTTCTTTCCGTTCTTGCTTCTGTCTGATAACTTGTATCAATTTCGAGCATGTTTACTGGAATACTCATAATTACTGCTGTCTTCCGTGAATCTATGGCTGTTTTCAACATACCCTCTAATTTATCTTTATTTCCTCTTGTTCTCTTTCCCGTTACAACTTCGTACATTTTGCACATAATATCACCTTTACCTTTCTATTTATTTTTATTTTCTGTAATAAAATAAGCGACCATCATTTAGACAGTCGCTTTTTAACTTATTTATTTTGCTTTTTTCTTTTCCTGCACATGGCTCTTTTCTACCTGCCTCGCCACATACCTCGTAATACTTACACCCTGTGCAAGTGGATTTTTTTAAATCTACCATAAAAATCACCTCCTGTATTTATGTCTCGATTAAATCCACAACATCGCAAACCCTTGAGTTGCGAATTATTTCAAGTTCTGTATCAATTTGCTCACCATCAACAAGCTTTTCAAGATTTTTCTTTGCTTTCGCAAGGATTTTATCTTGTTCGGGTTTTGAAAGCGAACAGATATACTGCGTTAATCTTGTCCTTATCATAATAATACACCTCCTATTTTTCCCATTGCATATGTTAAATAACCTGCAAATGACTTTTTATTGTTTTGTGTTTTTCGTTTCTGTCTATCTGAATACAATAGAGCCTTATCTGTCTCTATATATTCCATAAGCTTTTCACCATCAAGTGATTCAACAGGTGTTACCCTGTTTGTATCAATTATGTCAACGCCGTTAGATATTGGCATAATTCTAAAGTTAAAATATTCCATTTTGTTTATTCACCTCCTATTTATTATTCTCCATTAAAAAAGCGATGCCAACTGTCTTGCTAACATCGCTTTGCTCATGTTGTGAGTTTTAATTCCCTGTGGTTTTCGTGTTACTTGATTTCTCCGTAATGGTAACGGAGTTTTCTTGTTTGTGATCTGATAATCACAATAGGCATTGTGAACTGATTTTGCTTTCTCTGACATGATTGTTTCCTCCTTAATTTTGGGTATAAAAATAGCACCTATCGTTTGATAGATGCTTTGGTTTGCGTTTTAAAGCAGAATTAAAATTCCACTTCCACATCATCACCTTTTATTTTCATAGTTTGCCTCCTCCTTTATTTTTAGTTTTGATTTTGTAGTTTTTCTTTTTTTGCCTGTAGCTCTGCGATTTGAGCTTCTATTGAGGCAATTTCGGCACTCTTTTTTGCATATTCTGCATCGGGTATCCATTCCATAATTTCTGAAGGTTGGACATGGAGATATTCGCAGACTTTATTTATAATGTCCGTATTCATTGGTTTGTTTTTTGAAAATTTAGCTGGCATATTTACAGAAATTCCAGCATTACACAATGATTTCCATTGCATGTTTCTATCTTGCAATATTTTTTCTAATTTTTTATATACAATCATATTATTTTACCTCCATTAGATACACCTCCATTCTATCACATAACTGTGTGATTTACAAGTAATTTGTGATAATGCACACTATAAAAGAGCAGACCTTTTGTGTTGATCTACTCCTCTAACTATGCACTATTCCTGTTCTTTTGCGGTTGCTATTTTGTCAAGCAATTCCACAATTTCTTCTTTTGTATACTCTGTCTTTTCGCCTTGCGTGAAAAGTAAACGAAGTTCATACAGAGTAGCCATTTTAGTATCTCGTCTTTCTTTTTCTGTCATTTCTTCCATCCTTTCACCGCCTTCCTAGTTATAGTAGTTATAGTATAGCGGATTTATAATATGTTTACAAGTTATTTAGTTTTCTTATTGGGTGCAATATAACTATATTTGTAATCATCAACTTTAAGCGCATTCTTATCCTTCATAAGTTGTGCAAGTGCACACATAAAAGATTTATTGAAAGCCTGTTCACCTTTAAATGATAAGGCATTACCAGTCTTAAATAACTGTTTATTGCTACTGTTTTTATAGCCTACTGCTATAACCATAAAGTCAACGAGTGTAGGTGTAGCCTCAATTTCCTGAGCAGAGAACCATTCTTTTATAGCTTTCTTAAACTCTTCCTCTGATGTGGTATAAGCAGAGAAAAGTTCATCTGTAATAAGTTCATAGCAAGACTTGATTCTTTCCTCGTAATCCTTTTTAAACTCATCATATACCTTTTGATAACTTACTACTTCTTCTTCATATATAGCTAATTTTTCAGGATTATCCCTATTGAGTTCAGCCCACTCTGTACTAATACGGATATTCTTCCGTAAAGTTAAAGACTTGTCTGCCATTTCATTGATTGCTACCCAAAATTTAGCCATAATTGCAGTAAAATCTTTAGAACTCGTCATAAACTGAACTTTAACAGATGATGTACTAATTGTAGTTTTTTTTGTTGTATTAGTATTTTTACTCATAATATACTCCTTCTCTACACCTTTATATTAAGGGAATGTGTGTAGTCCTTATTATTTTTAATGAAATCCTCTGCTTTAAACCGACTTGGAACGGACTTTGAACGCAAAACACTCAAAGGTAGCATTATTTCAGACCTCCTAACCTTCCTCACTGTGCCTCTAGTGGTTTTCTCATACTCCCCTATTTTTAATAGGATTTTTGCTAGTTATCTACTGATAAATCGCAGACTTATAACGACACTTCTTGCGATTGTTCTTATGCTTATCGGGCATAAACTTCTAGCAGTATGGTATAGATACTGTCCTATATGTATAATCTTGTTTCGCATTAGTGTTGACATTGTATAATTTTTAAGCGTCGGCTCGTCAATTTCTTTACACTATTACTTAGTATTGATTGACTTAATTAGCACTATTCAACCGTACCAATGTTAATTAAAAGATTATTTATTTATCAAAGTTCAAAAATGTTGCACTTATCCACGGATGGAGTTGTGCGGTTATATCAATTCCCACGGATGGGAAAAGATAAAATTTTTGTGGAATTTTTGCATGAAATATGCTAGAATATGTATTGCTATGGTGTAGCGTTTCATGCGTTCCACTGTAAGGGTGTAAGGTGTGCTAGACTTTGCACCCTATTTTCAAGTCGTTGTTTCTTGACTTGTTTAAAGTGTATCACACATTTGTGTGATTGTCAAGTTGTAATTTTCCTGACCTTGCGAGGAAGGTTCGTTTTACGGTACTTCTTTCAACTTGTCTATATCTTATCACATTCTCATGTGATTGTCAATAGCATTTTTGAAAACTTTTAAAAATTGTTTTCGTGTGTTGCTATGTCCTATTGACATTATCTATACTATCACATGATTGTGTTATTGTCAATAATAATTTTAAAAAATTACGATAAATTTTTATTCAGCTTAATTCAGCTTAATATCAGCATCAAAACAAGTGTTCAGAACATTTGTTCGACTTATCCAGTAAAGAAGAATCAAACATTTGTTCGACTGCGGAAAAAAGTAGAAATACCGCAGGAAAAACATATGTTTGGGGGCGGCAAAAACCAAAACAAGTGTTCTTGTTTCTTATTTTGGGTATAGCAGCTTCATCTATACACCAACTTAAAAAATAATCCATCATTTTTTATAACCAAAAAAACAATCTCTTAAAACCCCACAAAAATCAAGCAAAATCCCAAATTTACTCCATTAAACCAGTTATCGTACCCCATATCGTTAAAACCAAACAAAATCAATACTTTTAACCCTGTTAAACCTTATTTTTGAAAAATTCATATTTCTAAAAATTCTATCTAAAAATTAAAAACTACCTATTATATAAGGCAAAATTCGATAACACTTTTTGTATCAAAAATTTACTATTCTCATCTTTAAAAACTTAACCTTCTATCGTCACATCTATTATCAACATAAAGGGGTATATAAAAACCATACAAAATCACACCAATAAGAGAATAATTATATACCTAATACAAAAAATAATTATTCAACTTAAAGGAGGCTTTGTAAATGAATATAATCACAACAAATTCACAAACAATTACATCTATGGAAGTAGCTCAGATGATTGATAAGGAACACAAATACTTATTAAGAGATATTCGTAGATATCTTAATCAAATTGATAAGATTAATATGGAAAAATCTAACCAGACCAAGATTGCACCCGTTGATTTCTTTATTGAAAACACCTATACAGACAATAAAGGCGAAATCAGACCTTGTTACAATATCACTCATAAAGGTTGTGAATTTATAGCCAACAAACTCACAGGTATCAAAGGTACTGAATTTACAGCAAGATATGTTACAAGATTTCATGAATTAGAAGAAGATAATACTATAAATGCTTTGATTTCTACTATGAAAACTATCTCTGATACTATGCTTGAAATTCAAAAATCTACAAATGAACGTTTGGATAGACTGGAAAATTCACTTAAAGAAACTCAATCAACTCAACCAAAATTATCTAAGAAGAAATGGTCATATTGGTCAACTAAGATGTTCCCAAAATATCAACTTTTAACAGATTATTTCCAAATATCTTATAAAGAACTATATAAAAATCTCTATAATGAGATGAAAAATACATATCCAGATATAGATCTTAATCAAGAAATAGATGATTACTGTTATGAAAATTCTTTAGAATCATGTTATACACTTGATGTGATTGAGCATAACAAAACACTGCGTAAACTATTTGAGTCTATAGTAGATAATCTATTAGAACAAAATAATTTAACTGACACCAATAATATAAATACAAAAATACCAACAATATTTGATAAGGCATCGTAAGATGTCTTATTTTTATATCAAAATTTCATCTGTTCTATATGCTTATGAAATTTCATTCTCAGAGAAAAATTAGACATTTTATGTTCTAGCCTACCAATTTATCATTAAGTGCATTTCAAACGAAATTTACATCAATTTTTAAAGATAATCTCCCATAATAGCAGGTAAAGAACATTATATTATACAATCAAACCAAAAATAATAACAAGAATATTACAACAAGATAAATTGATTCACATATTTTATATGTTCTATATGCTCACTCAAATCGTTAAAAATTGCATCAAAAATCCATTTTAATAGCCAGACATACAATTTGTCATAAATTGTATAAAATTTTAAATTTATCTCATTTTACAACAAATATCTCTAATAGTAGACTATTAAAAATCACTCACTATTGTAAATAAGATTAAAAATCTATACATGCGAAGCATAGATATAGTCCCTTGATAGGGACGGTCTTTTCGCAGCGTCAGCGAGAAAAGAATATCTTTAGGGTAGACAATCTAAAACAAGCTCATAAATACAATTCAGATAGAGAATATATAAGTATCAACATAGAAAGGAATGAAAACCAAATGAATAAATATGAAACAGAAATACCAAAATATCTCAAGTCAACAGAAAGTAATATCTCAAAGAGTAACCGCAAATCAAAGCACAAACATTATTATGAAGAATGTCTGATTCAAAACAAATCTATATTTGTAGGAAAGACTCGTCTTAATACAGGTTTATATACCTACTGTACTATTTGTGGAAAAATAAATGAGCGATTCAAGGAAAATAAATCTATTATAAAAGATTATATCAGAGAAGTTAACTCACCAATAGGCAAATGCTACTCTCGTATTTCTGATGAGGAATTATATGAAAAGTACCATGACAAATTACCAGTATTCTTTGTAGAGGATATTTACAAAGAGAAGTATGTTGATTTGGAACAGAATAATAACCCAGATAGAGAATAAAACTATAGGTACATCATACATGTACCCAAATGAAACCATCAATCCAAAACACCATGTACCTAAATCAACCAATAACAATCAAACAAAAATTTATGGAGTTTGTATGTAGCGTAAGCGAAATACAAACGAAATAGTCTGTCTTATTAATAATATTATATATCTTCTTTCAGTTCGGCAAAGTGGGTTTCACCCCCTACCAATTTCAAAAATAAAACAAACGAGTGGGGGTTCAGACCTACTTTACTGAACGCTCGTAAATTTATCTTCTACTTAATTTCAAATGTAGAATAAGTAAATATCACATATAAAGGAGGAATTTTTATTGCAACAGAAAACAGAATACTTTACTCGTTTTCCAAATAACTATATTCAGGGAAACATTAAAACTAAATATGGAGTTAGTCGTAAATTCTATATTACCTATATTCTTATTGATAAATATAGGTCTTATGAAGATTATAGTTGGATTACTCTTAGAAAAGTTTTAAATTTCTACGGATACAAGACGCACAAACGCAGACCGAAAGCTGTTCAAGAAATTCTTGATGTACTGGAATATATGATTAACAACAAAATGATTGAAGTTCAACAGGATCTTGACACGCTTGGATATGATACTGGCATTGAAATTAAGATCATTCCTGAAAATTTTGACGCTGTTGATAAGTTCTCAAAAATCACATCTTCTCAGCTTGATTTTATTATGATGAACGAATCTAGTATTAATAAAGAGAATATATTAATGGCTTTTCTTTATATTAATTCGTATATTTTCATTCGTCCCAAAAATAAAGATAATGAAGAAACTATGTATAATCCTGAAACTAAACCAGAAGCTTTTTGGCGAAGTATAGAATCTATGTCAAAAGAACTCTCTATGTCAAAAGATACCATTAATCAATGTATTCAATATCTCACATCTTCTATTGGCGACAAAGAACCACTTCTAATCAAAAAAGAAGTTGGTAGCTTTCAACCTAATCCAAAGAAACCACCACAAAATGTACCAAATATATATGTACTTAATAAAAAAGGATATAAACAAGAAATTGAATGGGCTATTGCTAAGATGTTGGAAATCTATAATGTAGACTCATTTGGAGAAATCAAAAACGGCAATAAGTCGTAATTAAAACAGAGAATACATATATGTAACCAATTAACGCAGCACTCAAAAGGAGCTGATTGCAATGAATAAAATTATTTTAAAAACTAAAGGAGAATTATTAAAATATGAAAACAAGTTACGCACAGAACTATAACACATTTGCAGGTGAAATTGACATTGAAGATTTTCCTACAGAAACACCAAATAAAAAGAGAATAAATAAATACGCAGAGGCAGATAACTTCGAAAAGACAATTTTTGAAAAGGAGCAGGTAAAGAAAAAAATGAATACATACAAATCAATGACTTTAGAAGAATTAAAAGAGATGAAACTTGTAAGTAATACAAACGGAAGACCATCTTCTGATCTCACCGATGAAAAATGGCAGCAAGAACTTCAGATTCGCAAGCTATTTGTTACACCAGTTACAACTGTTACGAGAATGACTGGTAAATATTCTCAGAAACCTGGTACATGGAATACTGAGAAATACGGTGAATATAGTGGAGCAACTAATTGGCAGGAATATTGCAGTTTTATAAATGATGTGCTACGTAATATACGTGCGGGTCAGGTCGATTATGTTTATTATATCTATCACATCCTTGATCTATTGAAATTTCATTATGAAGACTTAAAAACAAGATACTGTGACGGTTACTGGGAGGTTTGGCTTGATAAGTAAAACGGATCGTAGATATTTCTTAAAAGCTCGTAATATTGCCGATTTATCAGATTTTCACAAAATACATATTGGTTGTGTTGCAGTATACCAAGGTAAAATTATTGGTGTTGGATATAATACAGATAAAACTCATCCTTTACAACAGTATTATAATCAATATCGCATCAATAATCTCCTACCAAAACTTCACGCCGAGATTAGTTGCATCTCTTCTATTCGTCATCTCAATATTAATTTTTCCAAAGTGAAATTGTATATTTACAGGACTCGTTATGATCAGGATCACGGATTGGCACGACCATGTCCTAGTTGTATGGCTGCAATCAAAGATCTTGGTATCAAACACATATATTATACAACCAACGATGGGTATGGGTATGAATATGTAGAGGGGGTGGCTTAAAACCATGAGATTATGTTGTCCTTATTGTCAGGGGATTGGATATCATAAAGTTGGATGTCCAGAGTATGAACCAGCACAAAGCAGTTACATGTGTTGTGAATGTGGTGAAATCATTGAAGTAGGTGATGAATTCTTGAAAAATGATAATGGAGAATATATACATAGAGAGTGCATTCCTGGAATCCTGTGGTTAACTGACTTTTTAGGATATAAATTTGAAGAAATGGAGGATTTTAATGATGATGAATAAAATTTTGTGGGCTTTGTTATTTGGTCATAGGACTGATGTTGAATATTGGATTCCGATTAAAGATATTGTCATTACATATGATTTTCAGCTTAAAAGTCCACATCCAAAGAAGTTTTGGAGAAAAGTATATAATTTCAAAAAATATGGAATTCTTGGAAAAATTAAGTTAAATAAAGATTTCGAATTGGTTGATGGATATTGTTCATACTTGATCTATAAGATGAATGATATTAATAAAGTTCCTGTTTGGTTTGTGAATTAACGAGAAATAGAAATTTCATTCGGAGAATATATAAGTGAAAATATAAATAAAAGATAAAAGGAGGATTTTTATATGGTCAATTATGAACCAGAGTTAATGTACGCATTGGATTCTAAAAGTGAATATGCCGATTGGAAGAATGTTTACAATGTAAGTGGCAGTGACGTACTTTATTGTCCTATTTGTTTAGGAAGAGTTAAACTTTGGAATGGACAAGATCCAAATAAGACCTATCAAAAGCAAAGATGTTTTCATCATATTGATGGAATGTGTTCACGAGAAAGTAGAATTCATTTTGCTTATAAAACATGGTTGCTTAAACAAGGAAGTAAATTCAAAGTTGGAGAAATTACATATGAAGTTGCTAATTCAGAAATCGAAAAAACGTTTCATACTAAATTTGGTGACTATCGCCCTGATATTACTGTAGAAACTACAGAAGGAAAAAGATTTTATATTGAAATAGCAGATACAAACAAGAAAACTGATGATTATATTGAAAAATGGGACGAGCTTGGATGCGATGTTTTGGAATTAGACGTAAATGAGCAGCTAATAAAAGCAACAACAGCAGAAATTCCAGAATTTGATATCATTTACTCCTCTTCTACTGGTGAATGTTATATTAAACATTATACAAGACAAGATTATGATGATTTAATCACAGAAAGAAAAATTTATTGGAAACGAAAGGATCTCATCAAATATAAAATCCAATGGGAACGATTAGATTGGTTTTGGAGAAAACTTCAAGATTTTTATTCTGGAACTTCTAAAATTGATGTTTTGATTGAAGCTTTTAAGCAGATGGAATCAGAAGATCAACGTTTTGTATGTAAAAGAATGAGAGGCAAACATGCTTCATTAAGATATGAATTAGAAAATAATTATACTGATAAGCAAGATATTGAAGCTGCTCATTTACAACACATTAGTTCAGTGATAAGAAGATTAAATAAGGAGTTTGGATATAGTAATTGCGATGAATATGATCATACTCGTCTATATAGGAAGAAAAAGCAGATATATTTTAAAAATACGGTTTTTCATATAAAAGAAAATACAACAGAAACAGATGTATATGATTGTTTTTATCCAATTATGAAAAAATATTATAACCAATATACAATTCTTTTCAGGAAAAAAATAAAGGAAAAAGAAGAATTTGATAAAAAGCATAAAGAATATGTAGAACTTCAATTAAAGCCACAATTAGAAAAATTAAAAAGGCAAATTAATAGTTGTAATAATAAAGCGTGGAATATGGATTTTCATATAGATATTTTTTCGTGTCATTGTTTAATTACTTTATCATTGTTGGGTTATTGGAGTGGTAATATAAATCTTTTTATAGGCGATGTAGATAAAAAGGATTTTAAAATTAAAGATGTTATCGCAAAAGAAATGAATCGCTTGTATGAATTGGGCATAAATGGATGTCATAAATATATATCAATGTTTTATTCGGAAATTAGAATTATGGAGGAATGTTAGAATGACAAACAATAACGGAGTTTACATACCATCTATTGATGCAAAGGATATTTATTTATCAGCACATTACATTGAGGAAAATCCAGAAGGATATAATTTAAAGCTTAAAGATGGACAGTATAATTTACGAAAATTTATTAACACACTTGATTATAGTTTGGATCTTATAGAGTTAAAGGATATTTACTATAGAAAATTTAGGAAACATGATTTTTCATTTAGAATTAAAAAACATGATTACTCTGTGAATGTAATTAATCTCACATTCAAGTATTCTGTTAAAGAATGGAATCAGATGAATAAAAATACTTTTGTCAGACTTGGATATGATTATAGAGATCTGTCTTTTGAAGATGGTATTGCTAAAAATAGCGAAGGTGAAATTGTCGGAATTAAGACAAATGAAAAAATTGAAAACCCAACTGATATACCAAAGCCATTTGTTAAAAAGCAGGTAAATATCTATGATAAAAAGGATAAAACTGTTATTAAAGAGATTCAAACTCAGTACCATAAAAAGGGTGAACCTAAGACAGTAAAGACAAATGCTGAACTCAGAACAGAATTATATAAAGATGGATTCATCTGCAATGGTGTTAAGTATTGTCGTATGAAACGTTCCACTGGTTCTGCAAGAGTTGGCAAATGTCTTTTTATCAGAGAAGATTTATATGAACCGATTCTAAAGTTCAGTTCAGGTGGTCTTAAATACAATCAAGGCGATCCTATTGATTTAGCTGCATACGAAGGATATATTGCTCTCCCATCTAGTAGCATCATTGATACGATTCCAATTAAACCAGAAAATATTCTTTTAATTGATGATTATGATAGCGTGTTTAATGAGGACGTAATTGAAACGCATGATGAAGATGGTTGGCTAAAAACTACTGAAAAGAATTGTGAAATCACAAATACAATTTGGGATGGACAATCACTTATGGATATATCATTATTCGGAGATTACTCAGAATATGGTATGCTTCTTCTTAGAAATCTGATGTTCAAGTCTTGTTGTTTCAACTGCAATATCCAACAATGGTTTAAAGATAACAATATAACAAATGTATCTCAGTTAAATGGTAAAACAAGAGCTACACGAATTGAAGATGTAAAGCTTATTACTACTCCTAATAGTATTAAATATTTGAAATTTAGCACATGGGATGAATGGCTTGACCACTTATATCCTGATTTTGGTGTTGTAAAGCATGATAAGAAAACTCACTTCTTTGGTGGTCGTTTGGTACAGACTCATTATCAGCTACTCAATACCCTTCAGCTGTCGAAAGATGAGGTAAGGGAATTTTTACAGGAATCACTTGACTTTGCACAAATGCTTAGAGACAGACCAGAAGTTGTACGTTATTACATTAAATATCCAGATATTGATGAGATGTCACCTATGGATAAACCTATGAGTAGTAAAAATGATGTGGTTTATAATTTAATGTGTGTGAATGATAACTTCACAAAGACTAAATATTATCAAGAATTCCTTATTGACTTGCTTCGTTCATATTATAAGAATCTTAAAAATGGTCATATTTATGTAAATGGTAACTATTCTACTCTTCTTGGCAATCCAATAGAAATGTTACAGCAATCAATAGGTAAGTTCGAAGGAAAGAGTCAGATTGGAATTGGTAATATACACAGTACACGTTTTGAATACAATAAAACTCTTCTTGCCAGTCGTTCACCACATGTTACAATTGGAAATATTTGGCTTACAAATAATACAGAGAATAAATTGATAGATTGTTATCTCAATCTTACAAATGAAATTGTATGTATCAACTCTATCGGAGAAAATGTATTACAGAGACTATCGGGTGCTGACTTCGACAGTGATACAGTAATGTTGACAGATAATGAAAAACTTATTCGTGCAGCTAAAAGAAATTATCACTTATTCAAAACACCAACATCGTTTGTTAGTTCAACAAAAGTCAAAAGATATTATACACCTGAACAACAGGCAGATCTTGACATTAAAACATCTGTAAATAAAATTGGAGAGATTGTTAATTTATCACAGGAGTTAAATTCTTTACTTTGGGACAAGATGTATCATGGTGCTACTTATAATGATATTAAGGAGTTGTATTATGATATATGTCAGTTAGATGTAATGTCTGGAATTGAAATTGATAAAGCAAAAAAAGAATTTATTATCAATAATGGTAAAGAATTAGATAAGCTACGTGAAAAGTATGATGAGTTTGTGCGTGAATATGAAGAGAATGAAGAAGGGGAATTAATAAGAGGTAAAAAGCGTATGCCACATTTCTTCTCTCATATTTCTAAACAAAAGGGATATTATAATCCTGATAAAAAACATTATTGTAAATGCCATACTTCGATGGATTATTTGCAGACAATTATCAATGGATTCAAAATTAAGAATCCTTATAAAAAGGATTGGCTACCATTTGTATCTATATTAGATAACTCTTTATTTAGAACAAACCGTGTAAATCAGAAACAAATAAATAAAATTTATAGTATTCTAAAAAGATATATAAATGAAAGAAAAAATATTTATGCTTCTGATTCAGATACAAGGGAAGACAAAAACGAAAAGGCGAATAAGTTAAGAGAAGACCTTATTTCGGATATTGAAGATGAAACAATCGGATTTTCTACATTATATCGTCTACTTTCCTCTCTTGAGGATAAAGAAAACTCTCAAATCAAAAATCTTTTATTAGAAATTATGTACTTCTGTGGAAATGACAGTTTTAATAAGGCTATCATCCAATCTAAGAATGAAATTTCCCAACTAGAAGAAGATGGAACTGATATTAAATTGTTTGATATTGGTTTCAAAATTACAAAAAAACAGGCAAAATGCGAAATGAACAGCTAATTACACAACCTACTGTGGAGCTATTTTTAAGTTACATAGGAGAGGGTAGTCTTCTCCCTATTATTTTACGATTACTACCCTACTCCACTGTAATCATATTTGCTATTTAGCAAAGGAGTGATAATAATACAAGAAGAAAAAAAATATTACAATCAAAATGAAATTGTAAAAGAAATAAATCTTAAAACTGGTTGTTCTCTAACTGACATTTACAAGATAACTAATGCATTAGGAGATGTGGTAAAGGATAAATTTAGTGATAAGGATGATTACGTTGAATTAAAATTATTTCCTGGACTAAAAGTAACTTCAAGGTATATACCATCTGAGCAATCAGTTTCAAAAAGATTAAATATCAATTCTAATTATTCTATTTTCATGTCAGCAGTATTCACTGATGATTTTCGTAAAAAAGTAAGAGAATTACATAATAATTTAGAATGAAATCAGCTTTTCTTGGCTGACAAATAAAATAGAAACAATCAAAATAAATACTTTACTATGATTGCAATGAACTCAGTGTAGATCGGTTTTGTCACTGTGCTGAGAATGCGTGAATATCGGCAAATTATTATATGGGATACTTTATAATGATTTGCTCCAAACTACCGTGAGGTATATTAGGATATTAGGAAAATCCTTAAAGATAAGCGTATGTACTGAGAGCAAATGTAGTTAAAAGCTGCTATCTTGTCGTTGATGTAATAGAGAGTTACACTGTAATGCTTAACCCTGATGCCTGTAGACTGGTAATCTATAGGAGATAAGTAGGGGAGTACCAAAATAAGTCAATTTGCCGTGATGATCTGGAAACGGATTGTATAAGACAAGTCAAGTGATTGAGTAGCCCAAGGCAGTAGAAGAACAAGGTATATAAAGAGAACATCAAATTATACAAGTAAGTTTGAGGTTGATTAATTCTGAATGACGGGTGAAAGATGTTCGTAACCAATCGAACCGATACAGAGACAGGTGTATTCCTGTTGGTGAAAAAGTATATGGATGACGGTTTATATGCTCAGATTTCATTATATTGTGGCTGAATATGAGTGCGTTTGTGGAGGCAATCCGAAGGGATTATTGCTATCATAATAAAGTATTTATTTTGTTTGTATTACTTTTTACGCTGGTGGTTGCACTGAAAATCGGTGCTTTCACTAGCTATTTTATTTTTATCGCAGGTTGTTGTAAAAGAAGCATATGAGAGTCATAATCTCATGGAAGACGTGCGATTCGTCTACCTGCAATTACTCTTCTATTGTTATATGGAAGAAATAACTCAAAAGGAGTGAATCAAAATAGTTCAGATTACGAAACAAGAAGCGATGATTCTTAACAGAGATTATAAAATTCGCTATGCTGAAAATGGAATATCTCATACATATACTAAGAATCGAAAATATTATCTTTGTGAAAGAACATATAATATAAACGCTTTAGAAAAAATACGAAAAATTCAATCAGTTGGGTAATGCCTATGACTGAAAAAGATTTTAAGATTGAGAAAATTAAAGATGGTAGTTTTCGAGTGACACGTACTGATATTAAAGGCGATTATCATACACATATGTTATCAAAGCAGTTAGCAAAGACTGTTATACATAATATTTGTTATGATAAAATCCCATTAAATTCACAAACTCATACACTTATAAGTATGTATCGGTTAAGTGATAGTAAGGAGTATCGTGATAAAATTCAGAAAATGTTAGACATTCGAAAACAAAAAGGTAAGAAAGATAATTATTATAATCCTAGCAGATATAAATCTGGTGGGAATTTTTGATTTATGGAGGAAAAGGATAAATGGCAAATTTTGTGTTTAAGGAAACAAAGCAGAAATCTATGAAAATTGCAGGTATTTTAGATAGTGACAGTTTAACTATTGATGTTGATGGAGAAGAAAAGAAACTCGCTACTCTTCTATCCGTATTTAATGGCTGTGATATAGAAATCAATGTTAAAATAAAAGAAGAAAATGAACTCGATGAACCTACAGAAGTTGAGTAGAGAGTTGGTGAATAATTGTATAATTTTGAAAAAGAATTAGCGAAATATGGATTAACTCAAGAAAAATATGAACGTTTATTAAAGGACTGTTCTAACAAAGTTCAACATATAACAGATGATGATTGGTCAGAAATATGTGCAAGATATGGACTTGAATTTAATCCTGATACTATTCGCAAAGGTTCACAACCACCACTTATAGGTTCTGCTTTTGTATCAGAATATTATAAGTGGAAAGAAAGCCAAAATAATTGCGATCACAATGATAAATATGTTGAAGAGTTAGAAATTCAGAGGCGTGAGTTACAGAAAGAACGAAATAAATTATATGCTACAAAAACAGAATATTCTCGACAGGTAAGACAACAGAGCAGATTTGAGTTATTTTATGAGAATGTAGCGAATGAAGTATCTTTATATGAAGTTCCAAATTTTAAATATGTTGATACTTCAAAACATCAAAACGAATATATTCTTTCTATTGCAGATATTCATGCAGGTGCAAATTTTGTAACTGAAACAAACGAGTATTCTTTGGAAGAGGTTACAAGGCGATTTGAAAAACTTTATTCTGATGTTGTGAATTTTGTAATAGATAAAAAAATTTCTAATTTAAAAATTCTATGTATGGGTGATGATATTCAAGGAATTCTCAGATTAAGTGATTTGCAGTTGAATGAATCTTCTGTTGTAAAAGCCACTGTATTTGTAGCAAAAACAATTGCAAGATTTCTGAACGATTTATCTGAATACTGTTTCATTGATTATTATCACTGTCCTACTTCTAATCATTCACAAACTCGCCCACTTGGAACGAAAGCAAGCGAAATTGCATCAGAGGATGTTGAATATGTTATTTGCAATTATATTAAAGATGTATTAGTAAATAACTCTCGAATTACTCCACATATGAATTTTGGGTATGAATATATTGAAATTCCTGTTTTTGATTTTAAGACAATTGCAATGCATGGTCACACAATTAACAATATTGATAATGCATTAAAGGATCTTACATATCATAAAAAGACATTTTACACCACTGTATTTTTAGCACACTATCACGCTGCAAAAATGGGAACTGTGGGTGAAATGTCTGATACTGATTGTGAAGTAATTGTATGTCCAAGTTTCGTTGGTAGTTGTCCATATAGTGAAAAACTTATGAAAGGTGCAAAGCCATCTTGCTGTATATATGCTTATAATGAGAAATATGGACATACAGAAACTTATAAGTTTATATTGAATTAAAATATTAATTCTAAGACCAATACTCTCCCACCCGTCTGTTGTCGAGTAGTTCTAAACTCACATCAAAATGGCGCAATGATTAACAACAGACAAGCTATCTCGTAGGAAATCTACGCCAATGTCTACAAACATGTTCAATTCTTCTGAATCTTACACGAGTGTAAGCATTGACATGGACAAGATATGGATAAACACATTTGTTCATGAGAATCACCAACCTTTCACAAAAATATGATCAGTAGGTGGGAGAATATTATATATTATAACATATTTATAATGTATTTCAAAAATATATAAAATGTTAATTGTAGTTCATCATTCGGCTTGATTGGAAGTAATTGCAGAAGCAGATATCTCGCAGCTACAATTAATTGTATTGAACATTTAGTATAGAGGGAGTTGACTATTATAGCAGCTACCCTCTTTTATATTACAAAAAATATTAATTGAGAAAAAGGAGAAATTTTAAAAATGAACAAGACAGATTTAGTAAAAGTTGTAAAAGAGACAGTTTCAGAGACATTAGAGGGAGTAACATTAAAGGATACTGCTGTATTCGTAGATGCTACTATTAAGGCTATTCAGGACGCAGTTGTAAATGGTGATAAGGTACAGATCGTAGGGTTCGGTACATTTGAAACAACTACAAGAGCCGCTAGAGTTGGAAGAAACCCACAGACAGGAGAAAACATCTCTATTCCAGAGTCCAAGTCTCCAAAATTTAAAGCAGGAAAAGCGTTCAAAGATGCTGTAAAGAATGCTTAATCTGAAAGGTCGTGATTATTATTAAAACATTATATTTTAAAGATTATGAAAAATTTGCTTGTGTTATGTCAGATACATACGACAGAGTAACATCTGATGATGATTATAATTCAGTAAATGTCGTTGCTAAATATGAAGATGCAAAAGAGATTATTCGTGAACTTGTTGGAATCGGATATGATATTGCATTTATCAATGAATTAGCAGCTCCTGAATGGGATGGTTATGATGACGCTTTCGTTATCAGCTTATTAGATGACGAAATTTGGTGTGAACCTGTAAAGCGAAGGGACGGTTATATCTTTGTTGAAGCTGATGTTGTATACATCTTTGATGATTGCAATTCTAAGATTGTTCCAAAGATTGAATCTGATGAGATATATGAAGTAGAAATTGGCAATGAATATGACGATTGTGATGGCGATTGTAAAAATTGTGATTGTCATGATGAAAATTATTTACATACTTCTGAAGACGAAAATGGAAATGCTCACGGATTTACTGCTAGTAGGTCAGATGGCGACTCTTATATGAGTTATTCTTACTACTCTAGCGATGAGTTAAGTCATGAAGATATTCAGAAGATGTTAAAGGCTTTTGGATTTTAGATTATAGGATATGTTATAGAAGAATCAGTGTGTAAGTGTTTAAGAGACAAATTTGCTGATTCCAAATAACATTTGAACTTGGAGTGTGTGGTGTATGCTGCACACTCTTTTTGTATGACTTTATAGCTTAATGGTTAAAGCATCTAAGGTAAAACCGCAGATACCAGTGTGAAAGCCACTGACGGAATGGATATAGGTTCGAATCCTATTAAAGTCAATTTTCTATGTTTCTGTGAATGGAAACAGAGAATAAATAAATGTGCTCATGATTAGTGGCATAGCTGATTGTGGGATTTAAGGAATGGGACAAATCGGAGTTGCAAACCGATTTGAGTAGAGTTTATTACCTTACCCCTCTCTCCCATTCTATTTTTATTGGCATTTGGTAAGGTGAAAGGGTAAAGGTAAAAATATGTCAGCAATTATAATGTTAAAGGTTGGAGATAAAGAAGTCCAATCTACTAAAGTAACTTATGACGATTTGATTATTTTGTATAATCAATTTATTGATACTTATGGTGAAGTACCAGTATATTCAAAATGCGATTCTAAACATAATATGCCACAAGGAAGAATTATTAATCGTGTATTAAAAGAGAATAATGTTACATATAACGATTTTCTATTACAATTTGGAAAAGTATCTCATGTAAGAACAGAAAGCAAAGATTATGATTTATATGTTAAAAGATTTAAAGAAGTGAGTGATAAAATCGGTCATCCATTGTGCGGAAATGAGTTGATAAATAATAAATATGGATTACCAAATCCAACATGGTTTATAAAATATTGTCCAGACAAAAATGTAAAGACATATGATGATTTTGTACTTTGGTGTGGTTACGAAAGTAACAAACTTAAAAGAGAAAAAGAAGATATTGCGAATGCACTTATAAATCTTGAGAAAGAATTGGGTAGACCAATTTTACGAGAAGATATTTCACTTGAAAAAACTGGGTTTTCAATGATTGTATTGGTAAGAATGTTTGGTGGTCTTAATAAAGCTAAAGAAGAAATTGGTCTTATGCCTACACCAACAGATAAACCTCTTTATCCATTTGAATATTATAGGAATACTATTACAGAGGCATTAAATAATCTATATGAAAAAACTGGTAGAAAATTTCTTACATGGCAAGATTTAGAAAGTGGTTTATATCATAAGAATAATATTGAACATAAATCAATGACAAAAGCATTTAAGCGTGAAAGTTTAGATGTATTTGCTTATATTAAAAGTCTTGGATTTGAAATGAATCCAAATAATTTTAGTTTTAAATACACGTTTGATGATGGTGAACGTGCTGTATCAACTATGGAATTTGATTTTTCTACATATATACGTTCTCTTGGATATGAATATAATAAATCATATTTTAGAGATGTAATGTATAAGACTTTTACCAATAGTGATAAGAAACGAAAAACAAATTGTGATTACTGTATGCTTTTGTCTAATGGTAAAAAGTTATATGTTGAAATTGCAGGTGTTATACCTAATAATACAGCAGATTGGAGACATTATGAATACAAGTACAAACATCATCAAAAGTATCAACAGAAAATGTTATACAAAGAAAAAATACTTATAGAGAACAAATGTAATTATCTATTTCTGTTTTCATCTGAAATGAAAAACGGAAGTTATAAAGAAATATTGCAAAATAAAATAAATGAGATTTTACAAGAAGTAGCTTAGTTTACCACTATCCTACTTCTTTTTATTATGTGAAAGGAAGTGATTTAGTGGCACA